AAAAAAGAGGGTACAAGACCCTCTAAGAAAACCAAATGGCAACTTGGTTAAGCCATTGTGCATATTTTTTTCTACTTTGCAATCTTGTGTGTTTTTATAGCAACTTTGCAAGGGTCTCATTTAAAACTGACATTTCGTCCTGTTTATAGACTGACCAAATCCTAGCCTGACCATGAATCCCATTGAAGCTACCTTGATGGCAGTCCTTACAAAGTGGAATACATAGGTACTGATGGTGCTGCTTAATGTGGTGAGCATCGCTTGGCCCTGCCTGACCACAAACCCCACAAGGTAGTTCTTTTATCCTTGCTAGGTGCAGTCTCTCACGCTTGGTTGGGTTGTTATTCAATCTCTACCACCTTATCACCATGTGACCGAATGTAGTCTTTTGTTTTCTGAATGTATCTCTCAAACTCACTTCTTGAAATACTAGACTGCTGTAAGTCTGCAAATTGAATTAAATCTCGACAGGCTTGGATACCCTCACCATCAAGCACAATACGCATAGTTGTTCCATAGCGTTCTGCTGCTTTGTGGAGGCTTGCTTGTGCTTTCTCGCAGATCGGTAGCACTTCTGGGCCTACCCCTGCTCTGCCCATTGTTTCTGACAGGTTTAGTACATCGACAATGGTGCGCCAATCGTGAATAGTTCCTTGACCCTTGGTAATCGCCTCAAGTGCTGAGTACTCCATCATCCTTAGTTTGTCCAACTTCTCCCTGTGGGTTATTGACGCACCCACTATCGCATGTTGGACTACATCTATCAGATTCCAATGCTTTCTCTTTGTTTTCTTTCTCATTATCTTTTCCAAAGATGGCATCCCATCTATTTGCGTATTCTTGATTACTTACATTGAATGGTCTTGGACTTGAGCCTTTACTCATTATCGTCCTCCCTACTCTCCTCAATCAGTTGTAACTTTACAAACTCCAAAGCACCAATGACTGTTGCCATGTATAAAGAATCATCGTATTTGTGAATTGTGTGCATCAGTTCATCAATCAAACCATCAACAAGTTTTCCTTGATTAAAGTTCATCCGTTTTTTTCCTTTAATTTGGCTTCAATGGCTCTCTCGTATCCAAAATTAACAGATTCACATTCGCCATATTGGTTATGGTGTTGTTCATAAATTACATCAACTTCCTCATCCGTCAGCCCTACCCATGTGCGCTGTGGTGGTAAAGATTTAAGAGCCTCTCTTGCGTCTTTAAGTGCAACAGTGGTGCTGTAAATTGGTCTTGTCTGCTCAACGTGATATTCCAATGCGCTGATAAGGTCATCAATCAGTTGCTTCATGCTTCCCCCTCAATGCCGTGTGCGGCTTCGATGGCTCGGGCAAATTCATGGCGATTGAAATACAAATTATCTTTTTCACCATACCATTTGACTAACGATTCAAGTTCCTCATACGTCAGCGGCTTGCGCTGTGATGGTGTTGTGTAGACATCGCTGTAATAAAGGTTCTGCGTGACAACCTTTCCGTCTTCGAACCAAGTCTTTGTTCCGACTACAGGCTCATTCTTCGCTTCTAGCGCGGCTTGAATGGTAGTGATGGCAACCTTGGCTCTATCTGACTGCCATTGGGTTTGGTTACTCCATGCGATCTCTCCAAACGCATCCAATGCAAGGCGTAATGCTTCGTCTTTGGTCATGTCATTCCTAACTTCTTTAAAGCAGCCTGTAGCCCTGCCAAACCACCTACTCTTTGGTCACCAATGAATATCTGTGGCATTTGCTTGGCATCTGGGTAATTCGCTACAAAGTTAGCAAATCTGTCACCAGTCTCTATGTTAATTTCGGTATAAGCCAAGCCTTTACTGACCAACAACTGTTTAGCTGTTGTGCAGTTAGGACAACTATTTTTTGTGTAAATGGTTATGTTCACGAATTAGTCCAGACAAGCCAGTTAACCCATGACCAAAAAACTACAAGCATTACAAACAGAAAAGAAAAAACAATCTTGTTAGTCATCACACACCTCGCAAGTCATAGTCAACAGTATCTGAGTGTTCTTTCTCATCAAGAATGTGCTTCTGCAAACGCATACAGCCTTCAATCTCAATTTCCTTGTACTGGACAGCAGAGAACAAACCAATCACGTTACGACCTTCAAACCAGATTTCTTCAATGTTCTCGCCATAGATGCCTTCTTCGTCTGTGTCGTATTCCATGACAACAGTAACTACTTCAGAACCTTCACCAACAGTTGTATCAAATTCGTATTTCATGACTTATTCCTTAAAAGTACCCTCACGAATTGTTTGGGCTGACTGAAGTATAGCAAACTAAACAAGATGTTTAGACTAAGTACTTTCCCTAATCACAGATTTATTCCATTATTTGCTGCCCAAGAGTAAAGCCACTCTACAAATTCGCTTGCTTGTTCCTTGGTGAACTTACGAGTTTGGTAGCCTAACTGGACGATTCCAGAGCCATCTAGGTTAGGAATTACTTTGCCTTGTATGTTTTCTACTTCTCGCAAGTATTGGTCAACCAGTAAACGCTTCCAGTCCTCTGCTGACCACTTAGCACCCATGTGTTGTGCTTGTTTGGCAATGTCACCAATCATGGCGTGGTATTTTTCTTCCTGCTCTCTGGTTTTGCTAACCAGCTTGATCTCCATCGTTAGATGTTTACCAGCGTCCAGAGCCTTGCCTATCTTTTCCCAATTGTGGCGAATACTGGTTTTCGCTTGTTCTGTGCTTGTCAGATGGAGAATCATTCTTCCCTCACCAAAACTTCTACTTTTCCAACTTCTCCATAAACCTTGGTTACATGAAGACTTGTTATCTGAGAATCATCCTTAAAAATGATTCCATTCATGCCATCAATCACAGCTTTTGCAACATTGTCTAAATCTGGCTTTTTGATGTGTTTTGTCTCACCTGCCAAACAAGCCTCTCTGTTGCGTTTTGAGTAAGATTGAGGTACTGAGAAGGTGATGTAAATAAAAACGCCTACAGAGCCTTCTAGGGTGCTTCCTGCGCCTTTTGCTTTTGTGGCAAGGAGTCGCACTTCGTCTTCATAGGTTTTTGTTTTAACAGGGGTGTACGCTTGGACATAGTTCCCTCGTTTGGCAAACCTTGGTCTACCCTTAGCTACTGGCTCTCCATAAATCGTAAACATTATTTGCATCATTCCAGTATTCCTTCTCTCATTTGTGCCATGTACGCACGAATTCTGTCTCTTGCGCCAGAGCCATAGATTCGTTCTGCTCTCTCTAGCCTTGCTCGAATCAAATCACGATTCTTAGTCTGCTGCCAGTTGTGGAATAACTCTCTAGCTTCTGCTTGCTCAAGAGTTACTCTGTCGCTAGGGCTTTCAATCGTCTTGCGTGAGTAAGTCACCAGTCAATTCCAATGCTTTGTTTATCAGGTGTAGTGGATAAGGTATGCCTTCACGCACCTTGTCCAGCAGTTTCATGGCGTCTGCATGGCTCATTCTTTTTCAGGATTGTCAATTCCTGTCCAACTCTCTGTTTGCTCTTGAATAAAAGTCGGCAACAATTTATATAACGCTTTGGTTTGTTCAGGCGTTAATAGAAAACTTGCTTCATAGCCACATTCCATGTGCTCTTGTTTTATAACAAGGTAACCAGAATCAGAGACATAAAATTCTGTTGAATAAGATTCCAAAAGTCGCATTTTTATTTCCTTAGTTCAGCTAATCTTGCTCGGATATGTTCAGGCATAGGGGCGGCTTTTTTTCTATCAGCTTCAATCTTTGCCAAGGCAGGGTCAACAGTCTGGACAGGTTTCATCTCAGGAATCTCAGCACCATCCCATCGTTGCTGGTTTAGGTAAACCAAAGGTGCAGGAATAAAAGCGCCATTGTCTTTTAACCATTGTGCTGTTGTCGCCATCCATTGCAGATGCTTCACAATGATTTCCTTTTGCGTAAAGCAATAAGTGTCAGCCCATTTTTTCTTACAAGCTGCTTTACCGCCTTTTCTAAAACACTTTGGATAAGCGTTCCAAAAGTCTTCAAAACCTTCGTCAACTTTTGTTTCTTGCTTAACTTCTTCAAATCCAAACAAATCTTTCATATCATCCTTTTTTAGCCATAGTTCTCCCAAGGGTGGATAGATGGCTGTTCTATCCTTACCTCTCCATACTCTTAATGATGAAATACCTAAAGAGTACCAAGTGCGCATGACGAGTTAATTCACTTATACATTTGGCCTTGTTCCACCGTTGTACCAAATGCTTTACCAGTCGCTTAACTAACGCTGGTCGGCAAACAGGGGGTGTGTCCTGATGTCGGTGTTTTCTTCCAAGCCATCCATGCAAATGCGCTGCTATCGTGTGGAGTACGATTGCCAAAAAAGGACATGAAAAAAGCCGCTTACTACTGCCCTCGGTAGGAACCCTAAAGTAAAAACCAAGGGCGAGAGCATGAGTAAACGGCTTCAATCTGTCGCTTCCTACGGCAACGATTAAATTATAAACACAAAAAAATCATCTTTGCAATATTTTTTTAAATAAATTGATTATTTGTGATTTCTTTTTTAGCAGGTTTGCCAAGCAATCGAGTAGCTTGTTGTTTCATCACAGCATACTCAGCTTTTGTAAAGATGCCGTAAGTCTTGATGCCACAGATGATTTTTACATTGCTGTCTTGCTTTTCTATTTCATTGTCAGCCAAGGTGTATTGAGCAACCCAATGTCTGCCTACCTTGACCTGTTCTGTTGTCAGCTTGCCTAGGCTACGCAATTGCTTGGCTGTTGACAGGACTGTGGCTTGTGGCATACCAGTCAGGTTTGCTACTTCGTGAGATGTGAGTGAGCCGTTCTGGAGGGCTTTAATTACTTGTGCTTGGGTCATAAAATCATTAACTTGTGGAGTGTTTCTCGTTCTTTGTGGGTCATCGCAAAATAGTGGTATTGCGCTTTGTCTTTGTAAGAGTGATAGCAAATCAAGTGATACAAAGAGTCTTGCAATGACACATTCTCTGCTGCAAATCCCAAATGTTGCATCATCAGAGATTTGTAGGTGAAGTAGTGGTAGAGCCTTTTCATTTGAACCACTCTGGTCTGAGTTCTTTGAGTTGGTAAAGGCGCAAAGGAGGAATTGTTTTCCATTGAAAAACAGCCGTCCTATGTATGTCAAAGATACGAGCAAGCGCACTTTGTGAGCCAGCTAGTTTGATAGCAGTTTGTTTATCCATCTAAACAGTATAGCAAAGAAAATATTTGTTGTTTTTAGGGTAAATACTTACTAAAACTTGTTGAGTATCGTTCAGAAAACTATACAATCACCATCAGCCCAAGCAATTCGCAAGGGTCTTTTTAAGGAGTCAGAAATGACAGATTCTCAAGTTATCGCCTCTGTAATTCGTTACCTCAAAGCTGAAGCTGGTGCAGTTTCTTGCAATGTGCATTTGCCTAGTGGCAAGAATGTCGTTATTTACGCTGATGGCAGAGTTGAGTAATAAATCAATAGGGGGCTTAGTCCCCCATCTAAGGAGAACCAAATGAAAAGTAAGATTATTCAAACTCTAGTTGAGTGGACATTGGCAATCGTCATCTTTGGCGGTTGGGGTGTTATGTTGGCATGGAGGGCGTAAACATGGCATTTTTACTACCATTCACAACGCGTCAAGTCTGTAAAGCAATGGCTGAAAGCATGGTCAAATACGATAACGCACCAGATAAAGATGACTTCTGCAATCCAGATGTTCCTCTTGTTGTCAAACTTAAAAACAAAAAATATGGTGTTCTTAGTTATGGTGGCGACCCTGAAGAAGAAGGTTTAGTGCTTGAACTTGTGGAGTTGAAATGAACACTCAAGAACTTAGACGCAAGGCACGACAGCTTTACAACAACAAGCTAGTCCCTACAGAGGTCAACCAACACAATCAGCGCAAGTGGGTTAGATCAGTCCTCAAACTTGGTGACAAGTGGTTGTTAGCAAAGCAAGTTGAAAGACTGCAATGATAACCAGAGAAGATGCAATCCAAGACCTATCAGGTACTTATTGCTGCTACTGCTGTGATCCTAAAACCTACGGCTCATGCTGTGGAGAAAACCACTTCGTACCTTTCGAGGACTTATACGAGGAAGACAAAGAAGCAATGATTGAAGAATATTTAAGTGAAGGAAAATCAAATGGTACATAAGAAGTTAATAAACGCTCGGATGGCTTTGCAATCCATGTCGTTAAAGAAGTCAGGACATAACAAGTTTGCAGGCTACCAATATTTTGAACTGGGCGACTTTCTGCCTCAGATCAATGAGATTTTTCATAGCATAGGATTGTGTGGAGTTATCTCATACACTAAAGACTATGCAGACCTGACCATTACAGACGTTGATGATGGCACTTTCATTACCATCAGTTCGCCAATGGTAGAAGCCAATCTAAAAGGTGCTCACGCTATCCAGAATCTTGGTGCTGTAGAAACATATCAGCGCAGGTATCTCTGGATGACAGCAATGGAAATCGTTGAGCATGATGCTCTGGACTCCTCTGCGCCCATCAAGGAAGAAAAAGTTATCATTACCCCTACACAAGGCGCAATGGATAGCATCCCAGAAGATGAACAGATTTATCTCAAAGAGTTAGCAATGGATTTAATTGCTCTCTGTGATAAAGAAGAACCTAAGACAGCTTGGGTAAAGTTGGAAGCTGAGAACCTAGATGCTGAACAAAAGATAGCATTGTGGACTCTGTTGCCTAGTAAAGTAAGAAGCGCTTTAAAGAAAGCTAAGGAGTTATAAATGGAATACGATAACAACAATCGGGGTAGCCTTTTCAAGAACGACCGCAAGGACGATGCTAAGTTTCCTGATTACAAAGGCAGCATCAATGTAGATGGGACTGACTACTGGCTATCAGCTTGGATTAAGGTCAGCAAGGACGGAAACAAATTCATGTCTCTGTCTGTCAAGAATAAGAACGCTGATGCTTCTTTGCAACCTAAGAAAAAGGTTAAGCAAGAAGAATTTGACGACTCAGATTTACCATTTTAAGGAGAAAAATATGAACGATCAACGAGAAATGTCTTATGGCGAACAAGCTGTAGGTCTTACATTTAATCCTAGTAATAGCCATGAGGTTGATAAATGCAAACAAGAATTTGCAGCAGTTATTGACAGAATGAACTATTTGCGAAATCTTACAGATAACGCTGAAGTTAAGCGCATGGCAAGTATTGCCATTACAGAAGCTCAGACTGCACAAATGTGGGCTGTAAAAGCAATTACTTGGAAGTTTTAAGTTTACGAGGCAAAAGCGGATGCTGCTAGTGAATCCAACCACGAATCAGTCAATGTGGGTTGAACTCATTGACTTTGCAGACGCAGCGAGTAGCCTCACCAATTAAGTTTACGGGCGGGAAAGCAGACAAAGTATTTCAGGCTACTTGGATGTCTTTGTCGGACGAATGTTAGTACCGCCCACCACAAGGAATAAATCATGGATTTTAAAGAAGCGTTTAATAAGATTTTCCAGATGCCTGACTTCCCAAGAGTTAGAGCAACAGACCCTGTAACTTCTTTTGAAGCAGCAGAGGCTATCAAACCAGTAGTCTCAGACCATCACAGAATTATCCTAGAGTGCTTACTAGAGCATGGTGCTTTGGGTAAGGATGGTATCTCAGCAAGAACCAAGCTAGATGGCAATCAAGTCGCTAGACGCTTGAACGAAATGAAAATAATTGGATTGATTGAATTAACAGGTAATGTTGTTAAATCAAACTCTGGTAGAAATGAAAGGGAGTGGAATGTCGTGCAAAAAGACTAAGATTGATTTATACTTTTAACCATCTCTGGGGAGAGATATTCTAGTAAGCCCATAAAGGCAGTCTGCATCGTACTAGCGGTGTCTCCCCACGGCATTAGCCGAGACTGTCTCTATGGGTTTTTTTATGGCTGGGGAGCTATATGTTGACTCAAGAACGACTTAAAGAGTTACTTCACTATGATGAGGAACTTGGTACTTTTACATGGCTAATAAGACCATGCAACAGTATGCGCTCTGGAGATTTTGCAGGGACATATGATAAAAATGGATATCTAAGAATACTTTACAAAGGCAAACTGTACATGGGTCATTGGCTTGCTTGGCTTTATATTTATGGAAAATTTCCTGATAACGAAATAGACCATATCAATGGAAATCCAAGTGATAACACGATATTAAATTTGCGTGATGTCACTCGCAAGCAAAACATGGAAAACAAGAAAGTCTACAGCAATAGTAAAAGTGGATATCCTGGCGTTACATGGCACATCAAAAAAAATAGATGGGTTGTAAGAATTGGTCACTATGGCAAGCGTATATCTGTTGGTCAGTTTAAAGACCTAAATGATGCTATTGCCGCAAGAATAAAGGCAGAAAATGCTACATACACCCATAATCATAGAATCAAAGTAATACAGCAAGCGCTTGATTAAAGTGTTTTTCTCGGTCGTTGAGACCGATTAACCCACCATTTATACGCCTAGTCATAGTACGAATATCTTTAGTGTCAGCGTATTGGTTTAACTTTTGAGTATTCCAGAAGAATCCCGCAGTTAGGGCAGCATACATAGGTGTAGCAACAAGGTCTGGTTGCATCACAAAGTCTTCTCCAAGTGCTTTACCGGCATGGTAATAGTTAGCATGTCCTGTTAGCTGAATACAGCCACGACCCCTAAAACGATAACCATCACCAGAAGCCTCATCACGATTACCCATGCGATTGGCGTAAACCATATTGGCGATCTTCTTTGGATTCTTTGCATATTGATTGGCTATCTCAAGAGTTGGAAATCTTTTAGACCATAACTTCATCAAAGTTTCAGCACGATAGTTCAGGTTCTCAGACAGAACTTTAAAGTTTCCGCATTCATGACCACATTGAGCAATGAAAGCCGCCTGACGCAATGGATTCATTATGTCAAACTGCTCAAAAGTAGTATTCAATGGACCTTCCCAAATAGGGTCGATATGAAGTTGTTTTAGTTGTTCAGCGGTTACCATTTAACTCAATCCTTACTTGTTCGTAAGCGTCCACACAGGCATTCAAAGCAGCAGTGTTTCTATCACCTTGGGCGACTATTTCTGCGATGGCTTGGAGGGTTGCTCTTTCGGCATCAGAAGGTTCGTTAGACGCTCTGTCAGGTTCACTTCTTGTTTCTGTATTTGTGGTGGTAGGGGTGGGATTTGGGGTGGGGTATACACAACTTGGGGCGCTGATCCGCACCCTACCAGCCCTAATAGCATTATCCAAAGCAGATTGTTTCTGATTAACGACATTTGTAGTCTCCAAAAGTTTACCGGCAGTAGTGTTCAGTTGTTCATTGAGTTTCTGTTCAGTTTGACGAGATTCCTCATTCTTCCTGGCAATCTCAATCTGCATCTCTTTATCTCGATCTGACCAACCAAAGTGATAACCACCTCTATATGTGCCAAACAAAGCTATCGTTATTCCAAATAGAAGCCAAGGAAGTGGTATGCCAAACATTATCCAACCTCTTTTCTAGCCATTGCCAAATGCTCACGCTCATGGTCATCTTCTAGCAAATCAGGTGGAGTAGTAGGTGGAGGTGGTGGAGTCCAAGACTCATCCAAATCAGGATTCTTAAAGTTCAACCAGTTAGGAGTCGTTGGAGACCAAGTAGAAACTGTAGGCGCTACTGGCGTAGTTGCAGGCGGTGTAGGTGTCGCAGGAGGTGTTGGAGTGCCTTGGATGGCGTTTAAAGCCGTTCCTACGCCCTTCTTACCGATAACACCACCAATACCACCAACAATCAGTAGAACGATGTCATTCAGCATCTTGGTATAAGCCATATCAATTGGAGCCATACTTTTGATAGGCTGTGTCACAAAGGTGACTGAGTAGAGCAAAGCAACAACAATGAAGCAGAGAATCAATGTGACCATAATGACCACAAAGCCCCAAACATAGGTTTCTACTTCCTCAATTGTTAGTCTTTTCTGGTGGGACATCGTTAACCTTTTTCTCAAGAATTGGTGCTACCAAGTATTCAGGACAAGTTTGAGTGAATAAACACTTAGGCTTTTGACAGTTAGCATGGACAAAGTTATCAGGATTCTGACAAAAATACCTGTATCTATCGTCACATCCTGCCAACAAAAGTAAAAGTATCAGCAAGTATTTCATGCCATTACATCCACTTGAGAAGCCTTAACCCATTGAGTTTTGATCTCTTGGGTCTTTTGTTGGTGTTGGTTTTGATGGTTTAACTCAGCCAATCTCTGCATATTCTGTTGGTGGATCACTCTATGAGCCTCCCATAGCATCCTAGCGTTCTCTTGATAAGTGGTAATTTTCATTTACCTAAACCAACCTTTCCAAGCAACAGATTGACAATCTTGTCTGATAAATCATTAGGCAAAAATTGCAGAAACCCTAGAAACCACCAAGCAGCGCACCCATAACACAGTACTCTGCAAAACAAATCAAATTGTTTCTGATACTCATTCATCGACCACACTTTACTTTAGCGCAATACTCTTGGAACTCCGTAATGCCAATCAGTATTCCTAAAAACAAGAGAATCAGTACAAATGCACCAAGCACAATAGCCATTTGCTCATCCTGCTCTTCTTTCTTCTTTTTAGCATCTTCTTTGGCTTGACGAGCAATGTGGGCATCCTCTACATCCATCTGTTGCTGGCGCTCTTTAATCTTGTTCCAGACATCAATCTTGCCTGTCTGCATGAAGATCATCTTTAACTCTTCCTCAAACGCCCTAGCCTGTTCTAGAGCCATCTCTATCTGTAGAGCCTGACCCATATTAGAGCCTTTACCAGACCTCTTAGCCTCAACCATGGCTCTGGTGGCATTGCTCTTGGCATCAAACATCTTGCCAATCATCGGGGCAAGACCGCCTATATCATTGGCTACTTTCGCAGCCTTCTTAACCATTGAAATAGCACTTTGGAGGCTATTTAGGGCGCTTATCGGGTCTAACGGGATCATTCTTTTCCACCTTCTTCCATTCAATGCAAACAACCTTTCGGTTGAAAACATCACCAGTCCAAGTCCACTTAATACATCGGTACTCTATGGTTGCCGCCACTAAAAAGGCGATCATGGAAATGCCCAAATAACAATATAACTACAAAAAATTACAAAACAAAGAAGACTGACTGCTACCACTATGGTAAACAGCCAATCTTTCATCGTCTTTCAGAAATGTTGTATTGATTAACGGCACTTGGCGCTATGACACCACCAAGAGGCGCTGATTGCTGAGAAAGCATACCTCCCATTTGTCTGAACAACTCTGGGCGCTGTCGCAACAACATATCAATAGCCGCTTGTCCAGAAGGACTGTAGGCAACAGGAACTCCGACTGCCGCTGGAATACCAATTTGCGGTTGAGACAATAAGCCATAACCACCTCCTATTCCAAGCGCAAGCCGACCTGTTTGAGATGCTCCTGTTGTGTCTCCAATAACTTCCAATGCCGCATCGGAAATTTCTTGACCTTTAGCTTTCCCTTTAGCAAACGATGATTTGCGTCTTGTTGGGTCTTGTTGTCGAACGGCAGTGGAAAATTGTTGGGGAGTAAACACACCATTTTTTGCGCCAGAATTAGCCGCAGCAACATTGATAACAGTCAAATCACTAAAAGCCGCATCAATTCTTCGCAGTGTAGGTGTTTGCTTAGGATTTTGAGAGTACACCTCTTTTTTCATTACTTCAAGAACGCCACTTAAGGCTTTACCAACATCTCGTTCAGATGCACTACCGCCATTAAGGTAATTACTTGCTGTACTACGCAAATCACTTTCAATACCTTTGTATGTTTGACCATCAATCTTTTGACCAGCAAATTTCCCAAACACGATGTCGTTCAATGTTTCAGTAATTTTTTGTCGTTGATTAGCATCTAATCCTTTTGCTTTACTTAAAGAGCCAAGAATGTTGCTTGTTGTTGCAAAATCCAAATCGAATGACATTTTTGATAAAACATCATCATATTTCTTAGAGACTTCATCAGAGGCATATTCGATAGCATCTCTACCAATTACATCAGCAGGGAGGCTTAATTTATCTTTTTTAGTTGGGTCACTTGCTTTACCTAATGCCTTGTTAATTACACTCTTGTTAAAATCAAACAATACACGCTGTTTGGCATTCTGAATGCTTTGACCAATGACAGGCATATTTTGGGCAAATTCCTCAAGTGTCTTAAATTGACCACCTAGGGTTTGACCAGTAGTAGGCGTAATTCACAGATCACGCATGGTTTTCTCTGCTTTGGAAACCAATGGGTTTAGAACTCTACCTGCACCGGCAACAACCTTCTCACCAATTGGTCCAGTAACCGCACCTACCGCAACTTGTTCAGCCTTCTGTTCACCAAAAGTACCTTCTCCAACAGCGGGTTGCATAGCACCACCAACAGCACCACCTGCTGCCGCTTGTCCAACAGTAGATAAACCTCTTGCTTTGGCTAATTGAGCAACTCTTGCCGCAGGAAGCAAACTAGCAGGATTTAGGATATTGCCACCAAGTCGTGCAACATCAAAACCACTGCCACCTTGGGCTTCTCGTTGAGCTTGATATGCTTGCTCTTCTGCCCTAGCCATCTCATCTACACGCTTTGCCTCTTCAGAGAAGAATTGGCTAACAGGATTAGGCGTAGTTCCACCTAAACTTGTAATGCCAGCTAAAGCACGAGGTAGAAGTTGAGCAGCACCAGTGATAGGGTCTTTTAAACCCATCAAGAATCCAGACGAAGGAGGTGTAACTTGTGGTTGAGTAGTTTGTGGTTGCAAAGAACTCTTGATTCTTGCAAGTGCCGCATCCTCACTCAAGCCATCAGGCAACTCATAAGACACACCCTTGTATTCATAAATGGTAGGCATGATTAATCCTTCAACTTGATTGGATTTTGAGGAGAACCAAGAGGTGCATTTATTGGTGCTGTTGATAACGGCTCATTCTTATTGGCAGAACTTACTTGCTTTTGAAGACGTTCAATGTTATTTCTTGTCTTTCGTTCAGCACTTTCTAAAACACGCAACATTGCTTTTGGCTCCATTCTTAGATCGCCAGCAACAACTTTTTGCAAATACTTCAACTCTTCATTAGAGTCATTGCCACCAAACTGTTGCAATCTAGGAATAACAATTTCACCAATGTTTGCCATGAATACTTCAGTGTTTTCAACCTTTTGTGGGCTTCCAATACCAGTATATTTAGCAACAAATTGTTTTTCAGGACCATAAGCACCGGAATAAATGCCTTGATTAACTATTTTGATAGCATCATCAAAAGCAGTCTTCAAGGAAAACTGACTTTCAATGTTGGCTAAATTAGCTCCAATGACTTCTCCAGCCTTTTTACCTGCCGCACCAGTATCAACATTGATGCCACCAATAGTAACATTGCCAGTACCTTTGCCAGCGCCTTTAATTTTGTTTTCTGTGTACTCAAGCATCCGCTTTTGGAACGGCTCAGTGCCTGGTATTAAACCAGCCTCAGTCAATTGTTTTGCAAACTCCGAGTACTTTTGAGTATCTGGACCTTTGTAAATTTCAGCACCAGTAACAGCATCCACCAAAGCATTACCAACAACAACTGTCTTAGGTGCTTTTTCAACTTGTTTTTCGACAGCTTCAAGTCTTCTAGTTGTTAGATTTATTTGAGCATCTCGTTCTGGTGATGCTGGCTGTTGAGTTAAAACATCTAACTGAGTGTTAAGTTCAGCAATTCTGTCGGAAATCAATAGCTGTGGTGGAACTGCTTGTTGACGCTCACGATTAGCCGCAGCATTACGCTGTGCCGCCAATGCTTTCTCACTCTCAGCCTTACGATAGACATCAGCAAGCATCATTGCTCCTTGTCCATCACCAGCCTGTTGCAACATCTCTACACCTCTAGCAATAGATGCAGGATCAGAATAGTTAATCTGTCCTGAAATCTGTTGTCTAGCAGTAATACGAGCTAGTTCAGGGTCTTCACCACCTAAACCACGACCAATAGCACCACCAAGCATGTTAGCGCCACGACTAATGGCATAGTTTGCTTGTTGGAAAGGGCTAAGTTGAGCATATTGCAATGCTTGTTGATCAGCCCTAGCCTGTTGGCTTTGCTGATACATCTCAGGTGTAATTCCGAATAGGGATTGGACGATATCTGTTGCCATGATCAATACTCTCCTTCACCAAATGTACCGCTTCCACCACCAAAAGCACCATAGTTGTAACTAGGAGAGAAAGCATTTCTTACTCCTCTCATAAGCGCAGGATTCTGTGATGCACCAATCAATGCCGATGCAAATGGGTTGTAGGCATTAGCCGCATAGTTGCTTTGAGCCGCAGCCATACCACCTTGGAGTAGGGATTGACCGCCAGCAGGATTAGCCACTTTAGCGCCAATTCCTGTTCCAATATCCAAAGACTGTTGTCCAAGAGATTCAAGTCCTGTAGCACCTTGCAGATAGGCTTGGTAAGGGCTTAGAGCCGCTACCTGACCTTGATAACCTTGAGTTAACAAGTTACCACCAGTACCGAACAAACCTGCTCCAAAGGCTACTTGCTGTTGACCAGCTTGCATTGCTTGTGAAGCCAATTGAGCATCTTGTTGAGCAAGGGCGTTGTAATAGGCTTCTGTCTCAGGATTAGAAGCACCTAAACCACCTGCACCACTTGGTCTAGCACCAGTAGCACCAACAGACAAACCACCACGACCAGTGTTAAACAATTGGTTCTGTAGTTGTCCATATTGACGCTCACGACTAGGTGCTAACAAATCTTGCTGTTTAGCCATGTACTGCTGTGCCGCCTCTTGTGGAGACTGAGCCATGTACTGTTGACCTAAACCAAACAATCCTTGAGCCGCACCCTGTAGAGGAGCAAACTGTCCTTGTGCCGCTTGTGCTTGATCTAAACCAGTACCAGCCATGCCCAAGAACCTGTCTTGCATAGCCTTTAGTTGAGGGTCTAGCGTATAACCCGCACCAGTAACACGACCGTTGGCATCAGTTGGAAAGTTAGACTGACCAAATCGTGTCGTAACACCTACTGGTCGAAAACGAGCTTCATCAGCCGCAATCTGTGCCGCTTTAACTTGTGCATCGGCTTGAGTCTGGGCGGCTTTCCTTGCAGAACTACCACCCAACAACCCACCAACTAATGAAGCACCTGCTGCTATCCATGGCATATTAAACTCCAATCAAAATATCGTCCACTTTTGACGGGTCTTTCTCGTCAGTGGCGTGAATACAAAACCAAACACAATCCGTAAGCGCCTTAACACCATGTGTTAAACCTGCCTTGATCTCAATGCAAGCTGGCGCTTCAATAACTTCTACTTCCTCGCCCTTCATCACCGCTACCTTACCCTTTGCCAATATAGACAAATGGCTAAAGTCATGCGTATGCTTCAGAATGGCTGTACCTGCCGCAAATGCGGTTTCCTTGGCATACAAACCATCACTGAAGTGGTGTGAAATCATGCTGTACGCTTCCACATCGCAACAGTAATGTATGGCTGAAGGTTAAGGTTAGTACCGCTTGTTCCACTGTTATCCGTTGTTCCAGAAACAGTGTGAGTGTGCTGCAAATCAACAGTACTTGTGTTCAAAGAATCATATCCAGTTAAGTCATAACCTTGAGCAGAATCATTGTTATCCACTCCAAAGTTTCTAGACTCATTGGTGATGTCCGTGTACTTCATCTGGTGAGCATGAGTTGAATTTGCACTCATGTTTCCTGAAGTAGCACTGAAAGTATGATTGTGTTGAACAAGGGTCGCATCTTTGCTACCACCTGTTTCTTCCAAGGTATCGAACGAAGCATCACTTCCGTTCAAACCAACCATCACTCGACCTGCACCAAATGCTGTCCAAGTACCAAAGCCTAACAATGTGCCAGGATTGGTTGAAACACCAGCATTGATGTAGATAGAGCCAACAGGATACAAAGCCTGTAAAGCAGTAGTAACAAAAGCAGTAGTCGCTATTTGTGTGGTGCTTGTTCCACTAGATGCTGTAGGAGCAGCAGGTGTTCCAGTAAGGGTAGGAGATGCTAAATCAGCCTTAGTCGCAATAGCAGTAGAGATATTGACAAACTCAGTATTGATCTCAGTACCTTTGACAATCTTGAGTGGATCACCAGAAGGAAGTGAGTCTTTCGTAGCGAAATTGGTACTTTGCGTGTAATTGCTCATGACATTTTCCCGTCTTTTGATTGAATCTCAATGCGCTGTATAGACAAAGGCGAACCATTGATGTTTGACTCGTATCCAGTTTGAACAATTTTACCGCTACCACTAGCTTGTACTACCAAGGTATTTAAAGCAACACCCTCAGAATATTGTGCAATGTCATATTCAGCAATCCCATACTCAGAAATACCTTGTACTGGAATATAAGCATTGGCAGACAAGTAATTTGTAGTAAAGTCGAAGCCCCACTTCATCGTCACAAACTGGTTTGTTCCACCAATCACAACCACTTTCAAACGCTTCAACAAGGAAGTGACATTCGCATTTCCAAGGTCTGCATGATTAGTGTAGTACTGCATCCTGTAAGAAGATGTATGGTCTTGATAAGTGCTGTACTTACCAACATACCCATTCTTGCCAATCAACAAATCACCATTTCTGCGTGATAACAAAGCAGTAGGCTCAATAGAGTTCCAACTAGTGATCCTAAAAGAACCATCTTGTAATTGACCTCTTGTATCAAAGCAGTAAACCTCTTTAACACTAGGCAAGGTCAACAAGTAAAAGGCTTCTGTCTCTGAGTAAACAGTCTTGATATTGGCAGGTGTCTCACTGGCAATAATTGACATGAAATCACTTCTAATATTCTTAGACAAGTCTCCAATAGGAGCAGACTTCTCAATGATAGTTCTAGCAAATGATCTAACACCTGAGTTAGATAAGAATAGAACATCCTTACCAGTACTCTGAATAGAATCCCTAGCAATACATCCAATACCGCCTACAGTGTCCTGTAGAGACATCGTAGTAGGAGTAGTAGCGTTGGCATAGACAAGAATCTGACGCTTACCAAAGATGATCAAGAAGCCATTGTGAGCAGCCAAACCTGTAATCTCATCAGCACCATTTGACCAAACTCGGTCAATGTTCAAACTTCCCGCTGTTCCTGTACTCCAGATATGACCGGCTAACAGGTCAGAGAAGTAAACAGTTACATTGTCTGTAGAAGTATCTGCAACCCACAAACGACCAAAAGCAGAGATGGCAATGTTCGCAGAAGGAACAGTCCCTACATAACCTGTTTTCTCAGTAACTCTACGATAAGTAGATGTACTTACAGCAGGGTCAAACACCAATGGATCATGACCAACTTGGAAGAAATAAGTAATCCCATTGAGTGAAGCACATGACCAATTACTCGCAGTAATCGTAGGAGCAGTACCACCCCCCCCATAGGTCAACTCAGAAACAGCATTAGAGCCATCTAACTTGAATAACTTATTGTTTCCGGCAAACAGAACTGTCAAAGTGCCATCAGATTGGACTAACTCATGGATAACGCCAACATCGTTAGCACCAAGGTTTCCAGAAGATGAATTAACCCTTGCCCAACCCTTACGAGAACCAATACGACCATACTGATCAATGATGCAGTTTGTGGCAACCAAAGCAAAGCCAGAAGCCAAATCTAATGGCGAGTCTTGAGTATTCAGACCAAAAAAGCCTGGTGCTGAGATACTGGCTGTTTGGAGTGCTTGGCTCATATTGCTACAAACTCCTGAGCCTCTGGATAGCGTGTGCCTTCCAAAGCAATGTAGTCAGAAAGCATAGAACGATACAGTTGATATGCTTCAGAGGAATTCAATCCACCATCTTCTCCACGCTCAACCAATGCTCTGGCATAGGCATTCTGAACAACCAGAACATCAGGAACTAGGACAGAAGTGCTGTCAGAAGAGAGAGTTGCTTGTGGGATAGTCAAAGCAAAAGGAATGTTGTATACGCCATCAGGACGGGCATAGAGAACTACTTTAGTGTCTCCATTACCATCTACACCATCAAAAGCGTAGAACTCAGGAATACCACTGATAGCGGGTACTAAGTTCTGATAACGATTCATTTGCACGAAACTTACATTCTGCAAACCAACATTCGCTGTAGTATTCAAAGCATCCATCACTTGAAACTTCTGACCAGCACCTGTCATCGAATAGATGTAAGTACCGGCAGTAGTGGTGATAGTCACTGTTTGACCAAGAACATTCCACGCATAAGCATCTTCAATCTGACGCTTGGCATCATTGACAAACTTGCCAATCAAGGTGGAATAGGATGTCTCCGTTACTGTAGAAACCTGAGTCTCTCGTAAACGGATCAGCACATCATTAACTAACTGTAAATAGGTCATGATCTTGATGCTCCTTCAACCTCAAAGGTCGCTAGAAAACTGAAAGTACTTCCAGCTTCTGTTGTTATTTGAATCTTATCGCCTTCTTCCAAAACAATGTAAGCATTGCCATCAAATTGAAGGTAATTCTTTGAAGTAAAGTTGTATTCAGTCAGAATGTCGTAAGAGGTGTTGGCACTTGCGTCAAACCAAACTACTGTAATGTGCTTTGTTGATCCACCAGTATTGTGGATGTACATGACAGTAAACTTGGCGTAATAGCCTGTTGGTACTGTATAAACAGTAGTCAATGTTGCCGCAGTAGGCTCGACTCCAACAGATATTGGTCTCATTTGTTCCTCTTAGAAATCGCTTTAGCTTTAGCCCTAGCGTCTTCCTTGGACGATGCACCCCAAGCTCTAAGAGAAAGTAAAAGTCGGGTAGGCTTTCCATCTTTCATCTCAGCGCCAGGCATATTGCCCATTCGTGCTAAAAAACTAGATCGACGACCTGAATTACCCGTTTTTAAAGGCGCTTTAAGGTCTAATCCTTCAGTCCTTTTATAGAACTTCCGACCTTCCTCATTTAACCCGCCTTTTGGATTCTGGTATTTTTTTAAGACCATGATGATCTTCCCTTGAAGTGTACACCAGCCTGTAGTGGTAATGCAATAGCCAAATCAAAATCTAAGCCATTTCTTAGTCTTTGCATAAGAGTTTCTGGCTTCATATTGACCATTTTGGCAATCTCAGTTGTTGAGCGTAATTCACCTTGATACATACGCTTTCCACGCTCAGGATCAATTTTTGTATGTTTTAAAGGATCGCCATAAACCTTTGTAGCCTTCCAAATTCGTTGGTAAGGAACGCCTGATTTTCTAGCAATTTCAGCCAATGTAAGAAATTCACCTTCAAATAGGTATGTTTTGCTATTCCTACGATTGTTGGCTTGCTCAATGCTAGTTGACCATTTAACATTTTTAGGTGAATATCCTTGATTCACATCAATTCTATCAAGACTGTAATCTTTTGATGGCCTAAGTCCAACGTCTTGGATAAATTGATAAAAGCCATCTTCTCCATGCCACGATAGATGCACATCAATTCCACGACCGCCATAGTTTTTGTAATCAGGACTTACTTCTGAATAGCATCGGTAAAAAAGATGCTTCCATGTCCCATGAGACAAGATCAACCGATCTACAGTCAATTTGTCTAATGCGTCAGGAATTTTCATTTCTTTTTCCTAGCTTGAGATAAAGCAATGGCAATAGCCTGTGAAGGCTTCTTGACCACAGGACCACCCTTGCCAGAGTGAAGCGTTCCCGCCTTGAACTCTCGCATAACCTTGGAAATCTTGGCTTCAGTCTTTTTCATTTGCTACGACCAGACTTTTTCATCATGTTGGTAGCAGTACGACCACCACGGGTAGGAAGAGCTTTAGGCTTACCAACAGCAATCATTACAGTTACAGGCATACCTTTAGGCTTCTTAGGCATCTTAGAACTGGTCATCTTGGTTTTTCCGTACATGATTTCACCTTACTAGCTTAGTTGCAATAAAAGAAATGATGCCACCAACAACGGAGGCAATCGCCATTCCAACAAACATACCACCCTTAGACTTGTTTGCCATCTCTAGAAGCGCTTTAATGTCTTCACGCATGGCATGAACTTCATTCTGAAGTGCCTCAACTTGGGCTTCTAGTTTGCCAAACTCTCTTGGATCAATATCAGACATTTGCTACTTTCTTTGGTCTTCCTAACTTCTTTACAGGAGTAGGAGGGGATAAAACCATCGGCTTTTCGTATGTTTCTACTTGCTCTTCATCAAGACGAACATAACCGGCATGACCCTTCATAGAGTCAATATCATGTTGGTGGACAAAGGTCACTGTTTGACCGCTTTGTAAACAACGAAATGTAGCCATAAAAACTCCATTAAAAAGGGGGTTATTAGCCCCCTTTAGATTAGACCATGCGAACAACAACAATTTTCATTGTCGTAGATGCTAAGTCTGCTGTTGATCCTGACTCATTCTGAATACGGAACTTGACTGTGTTTGCGGCAGAAACATAACCTGTTACTGTCAAACCAACCAAATCCACACCCAAAGATGCGCCAATAACCATGTCACCCAAGGCTACGCCTGGTACTGTGATGTCATCTGTCTCGCCTGCGCCATCAACCAATGAGCCTGCGTTCATGGTGCAAGTGATTGCCCATGTATCGCTAAACAAGCCACGGAATTGGTCGTTACCCCTACGAGATACTACTGCTGATGCGGTTGCCATAATAAATTCCTCCTAGATTAAGAAAAAATCCCCCCACCCGAAGATGAGGGGAAAGTGGCAACAATTAGGCTGGAACTGCCAAAGCAAAAGCGCCAGAAGCGTTAGCAGCAGAGCTGGTAGCACTTGTACGCAGAGCTTTCACGCCATAAAGGGTGTCAGCAGTAAACAATGTACCAAGGTACTCTTGCTTGTACTGAGTCTGTGAACGGATGCCCAACTGCTCAACCAACACCATAGAGTCTTTATGACCCATCAAGCAGATACGATCAGTACCAGAAGTACCAGCACCAGTATCAGCGTTAGATGAGGCAAAAACTGCCATGCCATACAGTTGACCAATTTCACCATTGCGGATTGCATCACCATTGCCGATGAATGCTTGCTCAGTGTAACGAGCCAAACCCATCAAAGTGTTGCGGCTTGATGGAGGAATCAGGAAGAAACGACCATCCATAGGAATGTCGTTGTCGTCCAGACGCTGAATGGTGCGACGAATAGCGGCATCAGTCAAAGCGGCAGCGTTTGAAGATGTGCTGTTGTAAGCAGTAGTACCATCAGAACCAATATAGGCTTTGGTGGTTGTATTGCTAGTAGCGTAGTCATCAGTACCAACTGTAGCACCATTGAATGCACGACCCAAGCGAACCAAGTCAGTGTCAATTCTACGAGCCAAAGCATAACCAGCGTCTTCTGTGTAGAAAGAACGCAGTGATGTCAGGGCTTGAACTTCAACGATGTCTTCAATCAAGCGGCTGTATTCATAGTGGTTGTTGATCAACACTTGAATGTTGGTGTCGCTCTCTGCAATCAGAGTAACGGCATCAGTAGCGGCTTTCAAAGAAGCAGAACCACGGGCGGGGCTAGGGATGTTAACAGTGTCACCCTTTTTGCCTTTGAAAGACATCTTTTTGACCAAATTAGCCAAAACGAGGTTCTTTTTATAGGCGGCAACAATTTCATCACTCCAGATTTCTGGAATAAAGTTAGCTGCGGAGGTAGTGGTTACACTGTTTGTTGGGGAAAATGCGGTATTAGCCATGATTAAATTTCCTAAGTTAAATTATCGAACACGACCTTCAGCATAGGCTTGCATGATTTCATCACTCAATGCCTCATATCTTGAAGGGTCTGTCATCTTGAGACGAATTAGGTCAGTCCGTCTGTAAACTCTCTTTGAACTCTCTCCAGAGCCACCTACATCAACTTGTGCGGCTTTCATGCTCTTAGTCCTCTGTGCGTTACCCGCTTGTTCAGACTCTTTTGCCTTAATACCACGAAGTTGTTTGAAGGTAGACAACAACTCATTAGCCGAATCATAGTCAAACTCACCATCAGCCTTTGCATATAGTCCCAAGCGTACAGGTGAAGATTTCACCCAGTTTTGGAACTCAGAATCATTGACTACTTGGGAGTAATCAGGGTGATCCTTGGCTAACTGTTGCTGAATTTGCATCCGTTTGAACTCTTGACCAGCTTGTCTAGCCGCAAGTACATCAGGATGTCTATCAATCGTTTCTTGAACTGCTTTTTGAGGATTCTCAAAAAAGTCAACTTCAGGCTCTTCCTCTTTTGTATGCTGTTGTTTAGAACTAAGGTTCTGCTTTAGCAACTCATCAGCTAATTTACGGACTTCACCGACTTCTTGAGCCTGTTTACCAATTAGCTTTTCTGCTTCTTGGTGCATCCGTACAATATCCTCTAAACTTTTTTCCCTGTATTTCTCAGGGAGTTGAGGTTTAGCTTCTTCTACTTCAAGTTCGCCTAGCGGCTCAGATTCATTGTCAATCAACATATTTATGTTCCTGCCAAAATGGTTGTAGGATAATCAACTCGGCTTAATGCTTATGAGTTGGCTTTGCGCTCCGCATTCAACTTATCAGTATGTTTAGCCTCAAACCGCCCATAAGAGGACGGAAAGTGACCAGACCAACCTTCTAAGTTGAAACTTGGTGCGCTTATGACACGATGGGCTAACCCACCACATCCACACTGCACTTCAGTGATCTCATAACTCACTAAAGCCTCAGTGCGCTGTCCGCAATTGCAGACAAATTCATATATTCTTCTCATTCAAATCCTCGTATGCTCGTTCACTAACTCCTTTCAGGGTTTTTAGCCAAGTCAGGATAGAAATCTCGCCTTTGCGAAATTGTAAACTTTTTTCGTCTGCAATGGTAGAGACATTATTTGTTGCCTCTAACATTACATCGACATCTTCCATTAAGTCGATCCATCCCTGTTGAGAGAATAAATCGAACCTAGCTTCATAATACTTTTGTAGTTCAGGGGTCATTTTTCTTCTACATCAGTAACTTCAAGTTTGCTCTTCAACATTGAAAAGAAGGCATCCCGCCCTACCTGAAGTTGGTCAATAGAAAACCTAGCAGAATTCAACTTTCTATCAAGGTCTGCCACATGGTTGACCAAGGTTTGTTGCTCCTGAGTCATGTCCTCAAACTTATACTCAATTCCGTCAATAGTCACAGGCGTTTTCGTGTTTGCCATGATTTTCCTTAAATTGCCACCAAAGATCGAGTGATGGCTTCTCGTTTAACTTAAGCTGTCCAAGGCAGACCAGACTCTTGCACAGGATTCTTTTGTGCATCAATCTGACCTTGCAAAGAGGCTTCTACAGTATCTTTACCTAATGAGGTCTGAACCCATCCAACTACGACTTCTTGGGTGAGGTCGTCATAAGGAACGAATGATTCGCTCTCTTGGGTATAACCACAAGTGCCATAAGTAGATGCTGAATAGTCACCATCAACTGCTGAAACATTGTAATGAACTGTAACGACAAACCCATCAGAAGTAAGTCTGTCCATTTGATTGATTGACCAGTTATAAGAGATAGCCATGATGTTTTCCTTTTGGTGGTTAAAGATTAAACTGTGCGAATACAGGTAACAGTTAAGTTGGTTAAGGCAAGCGAGGAAGTTACTTGTAAGTTTGTTCCAGAGATTGCATATGTAATGGTACTTCCAGTGTCGTTTATCGATCCAATGACGCTTGTAGTAGTACCACCATACTTAAATAACACAATGGCAGAATACTGTCCTGTTGCGTTATAGCCACCAACAATAGCAACACCACCAGAACCAGACCTTGCAATCGTAGTAGCAGTCGCAGCAGATATAGCTTGACTAGTAGCTTGAATTCCAGCCTCACCAACCTTTACTTGAGTAGAGCCAGAAACTGCAGATAGCGCACTCGTAGTACCCACTAGCAAATTACCAGATGAGTCTATACGGGCTCGTTCTGTGTTGTTGGTGTTAAAAACCATAATTCCGTTTGCAGTATTGGTTAGGAACATATCCGCACCAATCTGCGACATGCTGGCGACATACCCAGCATCGCTTGTATCCCAACATGCAATAGTTGGAGCCAATGCCGCCCCAATCGTCATTCCAGTTCCATTACCACTAAATGCTGTAGTTTTGTTTGTAGTTGTTCCTAATTGCAAATTACCACTAGCATCCAGAGTCATTGCCTGAGTAAAGGTAATGGCGTTTCCTGCTGTGCCTGATGGGGCGGTGAACCAGCGGTGTTGACCGGAGGTGTGGGCATACAAAGCTGCAAAGCCATCTGCAATATAGTTTGCAGCCCAACCATTGGAAGTAGCGACAGCATTGGAAGAAAGTGAAATAGGATATGTAGCACTACTTGACACCGAACCGTTTGAAGCCAATTGAATTGCACGTTGACTTGCCCAAGAAGCACTGGGAGTAACTCCCAAGCCTAGATTGCCTGACGTATTGAGTGTCATTGAAGTCGCAAAAGACACACCACTGTTAAAGCCAAACAACAAATTGTCTGAATTTTTAAGGCGACCTATTTGTGCGTCTGTTGAAACTCCGTTGTAAAAAGCCAAGAATTGGTCGTTAAGAGATGCTGATGTTCGTGTTATTCTGACAAGTGGTGTGTAGCCATTTGTAATTGCGCCTGCAACATCGAGTTTAACTGTTGGGCTACTTGTTCCAATGCCAAGGTCACCATCGGCATCCAGAGTCATTGCCTGAGTCCAAGTGATAGCGTTTCCTGCTGTGCCTGTAGCGGCTGTAGACCAAATATGCTGCCCAGAAATTCCTTGGTATCTAGTAGATAAACCAGTTCCAAAGTATTTCCAAGAAGTATCGTAATAAGCATTTGATAATAATTCGGTTTGTGCTGCCGCTGAAATTAATGCGCCACCACCACCAAGTTGTAAAACTTTAAATGCAGAACTCCAAGCACTAGGAGTAACTCCTAATCCAAGGTTGCCTGCAACATCAAATGTAGCGGTTACAGCACCTTGAGGAGCAATCTTAATTGGGTATCCACCACCTGTACCAACAACAAAAGAATCTTGGTAAATACCACCTTGCGCAGAACCACCAACACGCAAGAAACCAAGGTTGTTATTACTGTTGTTACCAACACGCACATCAGCAAAGCCTGTTGACAATGTGTTGTAACTACGAATGCCATCACCAGCAGAAGAAAACGCAACATCTAATTTTAGGGCAGGTGAACTTGTACCAATACCTACATTACCTGCGCTTGTGATGCGCATTTTTTCTGAAGATGTTTCATTCAGAATAGTGCTGAAAGTTAATGCGCCATCAATAGTGCTTCCTGTGCTTGTCCATTGTTGTTCTTTAACAAAAGAAATAGCAGGGATGCTAAACAAAAAAGAGTCAACAGTTCTACCAAGCCCAAAATTGATACTAACGCTATCTGCCGAACCAGATTGATTTGGGTTGGCAAGCAATGCACCAACAGAATTGCCCGCTGTGGTAGTTGATGTATGTAATTTAGCCGCAGGAGAACTCGTCCCAATTCCTACTAAGCCTGCGCTGGTGATGCGAAAAACTTCTGAATTACCTGTATAAATAACAGCAGCAGTAGTATCTGAGCCAAACGCAGGAGCAGAAGACGCTGACCCGCTCGTTGAGTTTCCAATACGAAGCAAAGCAATCGTGCCATCAGACCTGTAAATCCGACTTGCAATATTTGACCCAGTTCCCGTAGATTGAACATCTAAAGGAAACGCAGGCGAACTCGTCCCAATACCCAGACCTGTCGAGGTTAGGCGCATTTGTTCGGAGCCACCAATACCAAACTTTATGTTGTTACCTGTAATGTTTCCTGAAACAAATGTATTTGTACCGCCAAAATACAAGTTGTAATCATTACCCAAAAGAATGTTGCCACTAGAAACGGTAAGTGCTTGAGATGGCGAACTCGTACCAATACCCACATTCCCAGCAAAATAGTTCTGAGCCGTACCGCTGGCGTAGATGTTCCACTTATTCGTGCCGCTTGAGATAAGGCTGGTGATGCCGTAGTTGTTTGTGCCTTGGGTTTGGTCATCAATGTATACACCGTGCAAAGCCGTAATAGTTGATCCTGCACCCTTTGTTGGTGTTGAGGCTATGTATGCAGCAGCAAACGGTAGTGTGAATGACGCAGCCTCTGTTTGTACCCTAGCAAAATACGAATACCCTGCTGAAGTAGCCTGACTGTTAAAGGTTGGGGTATTAACAATTCCAAATTGACTTGTTCCGACTAACGCAGTTGATGCGATAGCAATAGACCTAGACGATGCACCTGCGCCACCAACCCCCATATACCCGTTCACCGTTACAGTGTCGGTAGCGGCATCACCAAGGGTTGTGTTGCCTGTGATGTTGGCATTGCCTGTTACAGACAGAGCGTTTGTTGGGGAGGATGTGCCAATACCCAGACCTGTAGAGGTTAGGCGCATACCCTCGGTAGTGCCTTGGTTGAAGTAGATGCCATCAGAAGCGCCAACAGTTCCAATACCCCCACGCACAGTTCCAGAATTACTAAACTGAACATTGGTTCTGTCATTGCCGCCAGTTCCTATTCGATCAATAGTTAAAACTACACCATTGCCTGATAAACTTGTAAATGGCGCTACAAAAGTAGTCCCATTAAATGTCAGCGCAGAACCAGTAGCCAACGCACTTGTAGATGAAGCATAGACAACACCATTTGCTGTAAACGATGTAAGCCCTGTACCACCATTAGTTGTTGGTAATGTACCTGTGATATCAGCAGTAGACAAACTAATAGCATCCCAAGATGAATTAGTTCCGTCAGTCTGTAGATATTTACTTGCATTACCAGTCTGAGCAGGAAGCAAAGCATTCAACGCTGCATTAGCAGTTGTTTGTCCTGTACCACCATTAGCAATAGGTAAAGTACCATTAACACCAGCAGTTAAAGAAACAGTATTCTTTTCCCATAAACCTGATGTACTATTATAAACAATAGTTTGACCATTAGTAGGGGACTGTGCAGCTACATCATGTAGCTCATCTAACTCATAACCATTCTGAACTTTAACAAGTAGCTTGCCTTGTGTTGGGTGAGCATGAGCAACAACTGCCATGTATACCAAATGCTGTGGTGCATAAGGTTTAGTACTTGTCAAAGTTCCTGCTGTAATTGGGCTTAAATAAAGCTGTTGCCCATCCGTATAAGCTGATGTATTAAGATCGGTAACTAAACCAATTATGGTAACAAAACCATTAGCGTTATTTGCTAAGTCAGAAGTAATTAAACCTAAAGTTTGTGCTGATGTTGCATCACCTGTTGCTAATGCTTTAGAAACAGTTGGGATTTGACCTGTAGCACCAGAAATATAAACTGCTGTACCTTTTGTAAGCGTTGCACCAGTAGTGTTTCTTACTTGCTCAACTAGTACGGATGCAGGAGAAGTTGTTGATACTGCAAGATCAACAGAACTGCCAACTTGAGTAACAATAATAGATGCATCAGCAGAAGTAATAGCACCTATAGCGCCAAGATTTGTTAATGCGTTACCTGCAGTTGTCGCACCTGTACCACCATTAGCAACAGGTAAAGCTGTGCCTGACAAAGTGATAGCCAAAGTTCCCGATGATGTAATAGGCGAACCCGTAACAGATAAGAACGCAGGGACAGTAGCCGCTACACTTGTGACTGTTCCACCAGTGTTGCTACTGTTAATAGTTTGGTTAGGCCAAGTGCCAGTAATAGTTACGTTTGTGCCCGCCACCAATGCGGGTGTTGCTGTGCCTGTACCACCTTGATCAATACCTAATGTACCAGATGATGTCAGGTTTTTAGATGCATCAGTGAATACCGCTTTAGAAGCTGTTAAGCTACTGATATTCAAGTTACCAGAAGTGTCTAACTTCATTGCTTGGCTGAATACAACGGATTGTGTAGCAGAGCCACCTGTAGCAGTTCCACTAGATGTAGCTGTAAATACAGTATCAATGTTATTATTTGCCGCACCAAAAGCTGTAAAGTTACCACCAAGCAGGGTAATAATATAGGTTTGCCCTGATACAATGGTTGTACCCATAGTACCTGATGGCGAATTATACCAGATATGTTCGCCCTTGTTTACTTTGTATTCAGCCGCCCTACCCACTGTTAAGTAGTAAGGTGTGCTACTAATACTATCACCCCTATAATAAGCATTATACAAAGAGCTTATAGCAGTGCTGTCACTTGTGATACTACCATAGTAAGATAATTGGATAGCTCTTAGGTTGTTTAGAGTAGTCCAAGGCAAAATTGTGTCTTGACCAACATACAGATTGTAGTTGTCAAAGGCTAATCTTGTGCTTGTAGTTAATGCTGAACCTGCTGAGTTAGCATATGGAATGTTATAACCAGAGAATGATGTTGCACCAGTACCACCATTAGCTACTGGAAGAGCTGTACCAGAATAAGATACTGCTAATGTTCCAGAGTTTGTAATTGGTGAATTGGCAACTGACAAAAATGAGGGAACAGATAATCCTACAGATGTAACAGAGCCACCACCGTCAGCAACCCATTCTAGCGCACTTGCACCTGAGTTAAGTCTTAAGGCTTTGCTGGCATTACCTGTATATGAAGGTAAAAGGTTTTGAATAGCTGCAGCAGCAGTTGATGCACCAGTACCACCATCGGTAATAGCCAAATCTGTAATACCAGTAATACTACCACCATTAATACTAACACTGTTAGAATTCTGGGTAGACATTGTGCCAAGACCAGCAATATCAGTATTAGATAAAGTAATAGCACCTGTACGACCAGCAACAGAAGTAACTAAATCATTCTGATTAATCTTTTGCCAAAATGCGCCATTGAAAATAACCCAGTCACCAACAAACCAACTTGTAATACCATCAAGGTCTGTTGTTCCTGTTGTATTTACAACATAATAAGTATTCAAAACACCAACACCTGAAGCAAGAGTTGGGCTATTAGAAGATGCGTTCCATGTACCAAGGTAATTAAGATTACCAAAGCTACCTAAGTTAATCCATGCAATACCGGTATACACCCGCATGATACTTGTAACTGAGTTGAAGTACAATGCACCTGTTATAAGAGCATTACCATCATTGTCCAATGTTGGATCTGTAGTTTTAGCTCCCAGATAACGATCATCAAAGGAGTCGTATGAGGCTGCAGCAGAAGCAGCACTTGCAGCAGCAGATGTTGCTGAACTAGTCGCACTAGTAGCACTGTTAGATGCGGATGTTGCACTTAAAGCCGCTTGAGCCGCTGAACTAGCAGCAGCATTAGGGTACTGTGCAGACGTTACTTCATCAAAGTTATCATACTCACCACCATCAGACATATTACCTGTTGTACCAGGATTTACTTGATATGCCATTTATACCTCCTTAAATGAGTCCATTTGTATTGAAGTTTACCTGTACGTTACCGCCAGAAGCTCTACGCCACTTCTCTTCTTTATTCAATGAGAATACGTTCTCATTAAATTTCTTTTCGTATCTTTGTTCCATTTTATCATCAAATAAATAAGAACCTAAATTATACAATGCTCCCCATATAAGGAGTCTTTCATTTTCATCTCTTAACCAGTTAGACACTTCTTTACCAATATAGTATTTAGTGGTAACAGGTGTTGAATAAGCTGTTGCTTCTGCCGATGTTGCAAAACAACGAGTAACAGAGGCTAATGTAGAGAAGTATAGTGGTGTATCTGTATTAACACCAGTAAGAGTTAAATAGGGTTGAGCCGCATCAGATAAACCAATAACATAGTTAACAGGAATAACTGAATAGGTAGCGTTTAAAGCAGGAAGTCTACGATAATAGCTAATTTCTATTTCAGCACCAACAGCTAATTGTGGGTGGATAAATATCTTACCATCTTTCCACATCCAGTTGTACACAGAATATTTTTCACTATACAAGTCAAAGAATGTTCGTGAGTCTGTTACTTCGTTAAATACCTTACTTACGTTTGAAGGGTATGTCGAGTATGCTGTACCAATATTATCTTGTGCTAATGTACGCACATAAATAAATTGAATTAAATCTTCTGGAATATCGAAGTTAGTATATGCGTTGCCATAGGGTAAACCTGCACTACCATCTCCTACGTTATCTGTTGATTCTACCACATATGTAATTGTAGTTTCTAATGGTGGAATTCTTAATACTCGATAGCATTCATCAGCAGAATAACCTAGGCAATCTTGGATGACGCTATCAGGGATAGTATTTACTTCGGGTTTGTTTGACCAGTCCCGTACTTTATCTACGAGTGCGTCATATCGGGGTGTTGCCATATGTTATTCTCCTTTAAAATCAGAGAGCCTTTACGTTACTTGTTTTAAGCAATGGGTAGTCTGTTTCAATAATTTGTTTTAATCTTCGCAAGCTGGCTGGGTCATGCATGAATGTATCCGAGTGGATATCAAGCCCGTATTTAGTTAGAATGTCAATAGCTACAATATCTGGAATAATAGCGAATGATCTGTATGTGCGTCCGTTAGAAGAAATAGAATCTAACTCTCGCTGTTGTGCTGCATAATCTTTGTATGCACTTACATCTTGTTCAAGACGAAAGTCTTTTTCGTCAGTCTTTACTTGGAAACTATTTTTGTTTCCCTCTTGTGATAGAAAGCCCATGTGTCCTCTTTAATTAGTTAGTTACCGCTGCACTAAAAGCGCCATCGATGGTAAAACAACCGTATTCATATTTTGTATTAGCGCCATTGAAAGCTGCAACAGTCGCAACCACAATAGCCCCAGCAGTAGTGTTAGCACCGTCATAATATTTCACCTGAGTAATTTTACCACGAATAACGTTAGGTGCTCGATAGTCTGAACCAGCGTCCAGTGTATCAGCAGATGTACTAAAGTTAACAACGTAATTATCAGGAATATATGTTCGAGTACCGTCTGTTGCGGTGATCCGTAGAAATTCCATTTGTGTTCCTTTTGAGATAAAATAAAAAAGGGAAGTAAGGTTTCCCTCACCTCCCTCTTATAGGTTAGTTAGCTATTAAGCGCCAGACAAACCGAAGATCATACCGCAACCCTTAGGATTACGGCACTCAAGTGTACCCTCTTCAACGATCTGACCGATGATAGAGTCACCCAGCTGACCGAGGTCAACTTCTTGCAGGGGACGCAGGCTAGCGTAGCTGAACCACATTGGGTCATACAGGAACGCTGTGAAGTTAGCTGTATCGTTCAAACCAGAAACGGCAGTATTAGAAATACCCATAACGTAGTTAGGAACAACCATGATGTCACCGAAGTCGGACATGTAGATCTCAACTGACTGACGGAGTTTACCGTCAGCGTCAATGTTTCGACGAACGTTAGAGTCACCAGTAGAACCAGTAACGGAACCTGCGGACTGAGCCTTAGCAGAGAACACACGACGATTAGCAGGAGACAACATCAACTTAGTGGCTTTACCACCGTTTTCATAGATGCCTTGCATAACTGTGTCAACGTGAGACAAAGCCAAAGAGGTCTTGTCACCAGATGTAACAGTAGTGAAGGTACCAGCAATACCACCGCCTGGATTAGTAGGAGCAGTGTACTCAGAAGGAGTAGCCAATACGTTCAATGCAGTAGCAGGAGTTGTAGTAGCGGCTGTGTAGTTAACCCAAGCTTGGTAACCACCAAACTTACGTGTACCAGAACCGTTAGAGCTGTTCCAGCTGTTTACCAAGTCGAACTCAACGTCACGACGAAGTTCGGTACCACGCTTTTTGAGCTGGTATGCGTATTCGTCAGCAACACCTGCTTGGTCAACAGCACGCTTAGTACCGGTAACTGTAACAGTCTTAGAGTTGATCTGAGTGTAGTTACCCAAACGTGTACGATAGGGTTCTGTCTGTTGTGCATCAGCTTGTGTTGCATAAGAGATACCTTCAGCAACTGGGTTAGATGCAGGTGCAGCCAACTCGTCAGTTTGCCACTCGTGGAACACGGCAGTAGCTTTTGTTTTACCAATCGAAGACAAGAATGGAGTCTCGTCACGAGAGATCATAGAAATAAAATTCGCTAGGTCTTCACGTTCGCCAGCATTAACTGCGTTACCTGTAGAAGATGAGCTTCGTGCAGCAGCCTTAGGACCGCCTGTTGCAAATGTTTGAATTGCCATTTGTTATTTTCCTTTTAGTGAGAAATGTTTTAAAGTTTTTTGCTCACCGAAGAAATACGTTTTAGAAAATCTAATTCGTCTTGTTTAGATCCTTGACCTGTTAGAACTTTAGCTCGGTTCTGATTAACGGCTTGCTTCTCTTTTTGAGAACTCGGTGTTCCCTTCTTTGAGGGTATCGATTTCACGTTTGGAGATGCCTTTCGTTTTGCTTCACCTGTTTCTTTAGCAGTTTTAAGTTTACGGTAATCATTGATGAACTTAACTACATTAGGGTCATAGACCGCTTCCAGTAGTTGTTCAGGGATACCTTCTTTAATAGCGAACTCACGAATATTCTTAGCAACTTTTTCTGAGTAATCAGGAATCAGAGTAACAATGTTCTCTTCATACTGTCTCAGTAACGCTTGTTGTTGTTCCATTTGTTGAGCTTGAATCTTTTCAACTACAGCTTTAGTTTGTTGTTCACGTTTATTACGTGCATTCCAATACTTTTCCTGTACTTCTTCAAGTTGCTCTTTGAGTTCCCTAGCTGTGTAGGTATCACCTTCTTCTCGGGCTTTATCGATTTCGCCTTTGACTTTATGATATTGTTGTGCAAGATTAGTTTCAACAGCAGTCAGTTCTTCATTAATAACTGAGCCAAGCTGAATAATCTCTTGTAACTTTTCTGTTCGTTCTTGGTCGATCTGTTTCTTCAGTTCGCCTAATTCACGCCCCTTTTGAGATAGATGTTTGTCAGTAGAATAACCCTTACGGATTTCTTCTAGGGTAACGTACTCAGTCTTACCGTCAACTGTGACAGGTACTTTGTACTCCCAATCAATATCTTCTTCAGAAGGCAACTCTGCATCTCGGGTAGACGTATCATCCTCAGCAGTATCTTCTTCTTCAGAGTCGCTTGACTCTTCCTCTTCATCTAGGTCATTTTCAGATTCCGTATCGTTCTCTTCTTGGGCTTCTTCTTCCGATACTTCGTCTGGACTTGGGACGTCATCGCCTTCTTCTGGTAGAGATTCTTTGTTAAGACCCAACAGTTCTGCTGCTGGAGAATTACGTAGAATGTCATCAAGGCTCTTCACTTCCAAGTCTGCACTAT